GAGAATGACTGGGATACTAAGTTCGCTGTCATCGAAGGTACCTCACCTATGGCAGACTTGGACATGGTTAGATCAACTATGGCATCAAAGGATGGTCGTGATCAAGTTAGTTTGACAGACAGCTGTTGTGATTACTTGTATGAGGACAGTGAGATTAACCTGAAATGGGGAAAAACTAATGCCTGATATTGCAATACAACTACTTATAACATTTGCGTCTATGGCATACCAACAGTCGCAATATCAAAAGATGAAGCGTAGGCAAGAAGCTGAAGCTGACAAAAGAAAAGGCCACCAAATAACAACAAGTGGCACTACAGCTCCAATCCCTGTTGTTTATGGTAAACAATCTCTTGGAGGTATTAACACTGACTACAAAATTAGAAGCAACTATGGTAACTACACTGATAACTCAGATAAAGTGTTTGAGGCTAACCTAGGTGCTAATCACCAAACTGGGACTAAGAACGAATACCTTGGTGTACAGTCTATCCTTTGTCACGGCGGTATTGAAGGTGTTCAACACGTTCTTGTTAACGACATGGACTATCGAGGTCTGTCTAAAGAAATGGTGGATAATGAAACAAAGTTTAATCACCGCTTTTTTACCTTCAATGATGGAGGTACACAATGTAATGCTGGCCTTCAACTTGGTTTTCCATCAACACACACTTGGGATGGTTTAGCTCACGTCACATCTATCTATAAGTTAGACCGAGATAATCCTCAGTATTCTGGCATACCAATGACACAGTTCTTCGTCAAAGGTCGTAAAATACGTAAGATTACAAAGAGTGGCAACAATTACACTTTAAATTCAACTTACCAGTACTCTAACAACCCTGCATACTGTTTGCTAGACTATCTTTTAAATGCAGACTTTGGGCGAGGGCTTTCAACTAATGAAGTGGATTTAAAGTCCTTCTATAACTCAGCACAAGTTTGTGAAACTGTTGTAATGAGCAACGCTCTAATTGCTGGACAAGTTAACGGTGTTAAGCCTATCTTTGGATACACAAGTCAAGCAGACTTCCCGCAAGTAGATGTTGAACCATACCAAACAGATTTCTTGTATCATGCGCAGGACACGGATACTTTGTATTCTATGACACAGTCTAATGGGACTCCAACATACACACCCGCTACAGCTCCTGGGTTTGGTGATATCAAGCTTTACGAGTGTAATATCACATTAGATACCGCAGCCACAATCCGTGAAAATATCCAACGTATCTTAGACACTATGGGTATGGCGGAATTTGTCTGGACACCTGAAGGTAAGTACAAGCTTATCCTTGATTATCCAAGATCTCAGAATGAAATGGACAACTTAATTGTTCGTGAGTTCAATGAAGATAACGTTATCAGAACTAATGTTAACATAACCTGGCCTAAAGCTACGGACAGGTTCAACCAAGTTACTGTTAATTTCATCAACGAACACGAGGAGTTTAAAGAGGACACGGTTACTTGGCCACGCTCGTATTCGCCCGTCCATGACATTTACATGGCAGCAGACAATAACCAACCTATGACAACCTCCTTAAGCGCAGACGGTGTTACAGACCCTTACCATGCTAAAGCACTGGCAGAACAGATGGTTCGTAAGTCTCGCTCTATATACACAATCTCCTTTACAGTTAACAAGGATGGCCTTGTAGTAGAACCTGGTGATTTGGTAAAGCTTAATCTTCCATCAATGAGTATCAATAACGAAATATTCCGAATTGAAAGCATTGAGGTTATGAATGACTTTACTGTCAAACTGACAGGGTATTACTTCGACTACAACGTGTTAGCTTGGAATATTGCAGACGATGAACCTTATCATATTAGACCTGTATTAAACTTTAAAATCGAAGCCCCTAGTGTTTTACAATTTACAGTAGACGATAGTGATATTCTTGGGACTGCCTCTGGTAAGTTATCTTGGTTTGATGTTGATGATGCCTCAGTGCGTGGTTATATTGTAGAAATCTCTTATGATGATGCTACTTGGAAGGAAATAGGGCGAACCTCTAGCAACACGTTTGACGTCTTTGGGCTTAAAACAGGTGTTTATGCTTTCTCAGTACGTTCCTACAATATCACAGGTGCCGTATCCGAAAGGACTATCATTAGTGGACAGACAGTGCAGTTAAAAACAGCTGAAAAGATTTTAGTTGTTTATGCAGATAGTGATGATGAAACTACCAACAACCAGTCTCTGACACTTAATGCTAACGAATATGTTGCCTACTATGTATTTGATGGTGATGAACCTACACTACCTATTCGTTCTGGAATTGAATTCTCAAAATTCATCGGACAGAGCGGAGAAGATGCGGTTTCAGTTGTTCGTCTTCAAGTATTTAAGCGTTCTTCTACTACACCTCTAGATCCTGCGGGTGGTGCTTATGACTTTGACACTCAAAGCTTTTCACCACTACCTATTGGTTGGTCAGATACAATACCAGCAGGAGAAGACCCAATCTACACATCATTTGCTACGGCGTCTATCTTTGGTAACTCTGGGCAGGATACAAGCCTAAACTGGTCGTCTGCAAGTCTTCTAGTTCAAAACGGGGATGATGGAGCTGATGGTGCTGATGGTGCGAATGGTGCTCGTGGTGCTGGTTGGTGGCGTTACGAAACAGGTACGTCAGCTGCAACAACAGGTTTGTCTAACTCTACCCTGAACGTATTCTTTGCTTCTGCAACAGGATTACCTCCAGTGGCGGGTGACAGATTGATAGTTGTAAACACTAGTAAAAGCGCCTCAGCATATCTTCGTAATAACGCTAATAACGCTTGGTTAGCCCAAGCAGCGTTCATCGATGGTAGCTTGTTGGTAAACGGAACGGTAACTGCTTCAGCAATTAACGTTGGCAACCTAAGTGATATTGACCCTAATGCAGGTACAATCACCGCTGGCGTCCTAAGAAACTCCAATAGTACCTTTGTTATTGACTTAAACAATGGTTCTATTACAATCTCAGTATAAGAAGGTATTATGTATGTATGAACTATTTGTAGAAAATATCGGGAAACGATTTGACGTTGTTAACGGTGAATTCGTTCAGAACGACAACGGTCTACTAATAGTATCTCTGTCACCAGTAAGAAACAGTATTTTTGTAAATAAACTTCAAAAGTTGTGGGCGGTTCGATCAGATTATCTGATTGGAATCCCCTACAGCTTCGGCAAAAATGACTGTGCCATTCTGTGTGCGAGATACTTGGATAAACATGTAGGCTCTAACATGGAAGAAGAACTTCTAAAGTTGACATTTAAGGACTGGGCTAACTACGCTAGACTTGGTGTTGAGAACATTATAAAAGAAGTAGGTGGCTATGAAATCCCTGTGTCTGAATTACAACCTAATGATGTTGTTTCCTATTTAATTCCAGATTCAGATGTAACTTCTCACTTAGCTGTATACTTAGGCGATGGAAAAATCTTACACCACGAACCTAAGAAATACTCAAGCATTGATGAGTTAGATGAAACAAGAATAACGAGGGCGTTCAGATATGGCAACTAGTACTTTCTATGCAGATAAGGTAACAGGGGCGGTTATGATATCTAAGATATCCTCTAACCCCTCCTATTCCCAAATACTTAACAACCCTAATGCTTATTTGGACAAAATCAAGTTCCATTCGGGCCTAAACTTTTTAACATTGAAGGGTAGCTTGTACAGATCATACTCCACTTTCGGTTCATTTACCAGAGACGTTTACTCTGTTAGCGCAGGGGGTGACTGTTTTAATAGTAGCACAACCTATACAACCATTGCGCCTACGACAAGAATACAAAAGGTCTCCTTTGGTGCATCACCTGTAGCGAACCCGACATTATGCTTAATGGAATACAATGGGTTAATCTATGCAGACTTTTATGATGGTTTGTCGAACTCTAATGTGCAAAGGCGTGTGTATCCGAGTTACAACTCATCTACAGGCAACTTGGAATTAGTGGCAGAGACAACAGCAGTTGGTGCAGATGCTACTTCCCAAACACTTTCAGGTGTAACTATTCATGCGGTGGTTTAAATGGTAAATAAAGTTTATATAGACAAAACAAAGATAGAAACTAGGGATAATAGCAACAATCTTACTTTTAGTACAAATTACAGATACCTAAAGAGTAATGCTCAAAGCAAAACAAGAGTGTCAGGTTTCGTTACTGCTACACTCCCCTATGGCATGTCAGATGACGACGATAGCCGAGTCGCTACTGATGTGTTTGGTACTTGTTCTACAATTTACTTAAGCAAACAAGGTGACTTGTATGAGGGTAATGCTTGGCAAATTCAATTTTGGTTTGATGAAAACTTAAACACACCTTTTGAAGCTAGTCAAGTAAGTATTCTTGGGCCTAACCCCAGCCCAAGCTACCCTGGTTGGATTAACCAGTTAGAAGCAACCAACACAAGCTATGTAAAGTTAGAGTATAAGGCCCCTAGTAGCTCCTCCTTTACAACTTTAAAAAGCTACAATTTATTGGTCATAGGTTCTTCGTTTTATCCTCAGCCAAATTCCCTAGCTGCATATTATGCAAGTTTGAACCCTAGCCCTGACACCATAGGAACGGATATGCCAAGCTACTTCAACACATACGGTACAGGCACCTATAGAGTTAGGATTTTAAGCGGATGGAACGCAGGTCGTCCCGCATCTGGTACTCTTCATTTCCCAGTGTTTGAACAAACAAAAGGTAGTTCTACTATTAACGCAGAGGTTACGGCATGAGTTTAGTAATTGATTCTAGTAAAATCTACATCCAGAACGCATCTGGCACTACAAAGTTTAGCAGTGACAATGGTTTGTTGTATAGAACAGGCTATAAAACAGGTAGTTTAACCGTATCTAATTATAATCTTATAAACCATGGACTCTCTTACAACCCATCGACAGACTTAGCGCTTGGTACTTACAAGGTTACCGCCTGTGGTGGAAACGTTGCGTCTTCTTTTGTTGGAAACAACTTCCCG